AACCATCAATACGAGAAGCTCCAACATAACCTAAAGTAATACCGCTAATAGCAACTGAAGTACCACCAGCAACGAATGCAGGAATAGCAGTTGAACCATAGTTAACTTTAATTAATAAAGGAAGATTATCACCTGTACCAGAAGTTTTACCACCAGCATATACGAAATCCAAGTATGTAAGAACACCCATTGGACCAGGCATAGGAACTACAGGAACTAAATCTAGACCTACAGTTTGAGCAGCAACTTGCATAGCAAGAGGAAGAAGTGTGTGAGCTTTATCACCAGAACCTGCTTGTCCAGTGTAAAAATCAGTTTGTGTTCCAGGATCACCAGGGAAACGGGTTGAACCCATACCATTAACAGCACCTAGAACTGCAGTTGAATTACTTTCGTAAAGTTCATGATAGTGGCAGTATTTAGACATCCACTCAATACGACTACGATCAGTAATACCAACTTCGGACTCCAAAATTGGAGACCATTTAGAGAAAATCTCTTGTTCGTTTAACAAATACATTTTGTTTGTGTTTTTTTGTTGTTTTATTTATTTTTCCTATAGCTTTTGGCATCTTAGCGTTTTCGGAATTTCTTACTATATATCTTATTAGAAATTAGAATTTACGGTGAATTGATATGCTATAAATCCTTCGTCAGAAGTTCGTGTAACATTAAGTACAGAATCATATTCTGCATCGAACATATCATTATCGAAGATTTCTGTTTGCTTAAATTTCCTTTCTAAAAAATCATAAATTGTACCACCCAATTTTGTCTCTTCCTCTGAATTTTCATCTGATTGCATAACTTGAGAGATATCGCCATCGGCGATACCTAATTTTTTAGCAAATTGTTCAGCAGCTGCTTGCATTTCTGAATCACCTTTAGTTCCCCATGCATTTGATAAAACACTTGTTGATACAATTTTTCTATCAGAAAAAGCCTTTTTAGACATATTTCCTTCTGTTATTAAAGATTCATTTAAGAATTCACTGAATGATAGTAATGTTTTCATATATTTTATTTTTTGAATCTTTGACGGAATCCAGCTTTTACAGCATCCAAATAAGTATCTGGAGTTTTGTATTCAGAAGTCTCATTGAGTGGAGCATTTAAGTTTTCGTTTTCGTTAATCAAATCTACTTTAACTTCTCTTAAATCTCTAGTTGCCCAGAAATTATCAATTTGATATTGAGATTCAAGTAATCTTGTAGAAGCTTGAGCTTTAATAGCGTTCTTTTGAGATTCAGTTAAAGTATTCCAAGAAGCTAAGTATCTATTTGGCATTTGAAGTAACCAATCTGCTCTTTTTGTAGGTTGTGTAAAACAGGATTCCCAAATCTTATTAGCATCAGCGGTTCCATAATATCTATTAGTTTGAAAAGCATTAACTATTTTTTCTTGAGTTTCAGAATTAAGAGAATCAAATTCTCTTCTTTTTGTTTCACCTAAGAATTGAAAGAAATGATATTTTTTATCAACTTCCGATTCCTTTTCAGTTTTAGCTGATTCAAGAATAGCATTCAATTGATTTGTAATATCTGATTTGAAATCATCATTGTTATCAACTTCTAAAGACTCGGAAATTTGTACAATTTCTTTTGCTTTTTCTGTGATGATATCAGTTGATTTTTTGATGTCTTCGAATGAAGCACCTTCATTGATTTGTTCAACTACATAACCTAAGTAGTTTGATAGGTTTTCGGTATTTTCTTTTAAGTATTCAGAGTATTTAACAACGGAATCAACTCCTTCAACGATATAATCATTATGAGAAATAACTTTATCTAGTTGTTCGTTGATGTGTGTTTGATATCCCCAACGATTAGAAGTTTCTTCTGAAAGGTAATTAGAGAAATCAATTAAAGACGAAGTTTTTTCACCAAGATATTGTGTATAATTGATGCTTTCGTTTGTTTTCTCAGCAACCATTTTAGTATACTCAATTAGGTGATCCATTGATTCAGCAAGTTGTTCTGAGTAATTGATTCCTACATTAGTTTTTTCTCCAACTAATTCGGCGTAGTTTTTAACTTTCTCGAGATTTTCAATGATATAATCATTATGAGAAACTAATCCATCAACATTTTCGGTAATTCTACCAATATGTTCTTGAATACTATTTACTTTTTTAGCAATTGATTCCGCATATTTAACGAGTCCTTCATTTAAAGATTTGTCATCTTTATTTGATGAAGCTTCCTGAACAGATGTTTTAAGATTTTCAAATTCATTCTTAATTATCTTCGTATACTCATTAAAGTCCTCAACGGAAATGTATTTTTTTGCATCCATTTCGTTTATTTTTTTATTTTCGGGTTCTATGTTATTTTCTTTGTTTTCTGCAATTTTATTAGATGCAAAAGTCCAAAAATCAGGAACTTCAAAAAGTCCTATATTATCATCTTCAGCATCAAAACCATAACTTTCATTTACTCTTTTTAATTCGGCATTTGAAAATCCTGGATTTGCAACTAAGTCATAAGTAAACATTTTTTTTATTTTTACGTGACCGTTGCTTTCAACAACACCAGCAGCTCTACTAGAAATATGAAGAGGAACTCCTGCATCAACAAGGGCTCTAGCATTTTTTCCAGCATCTGTATTTAATAAACGAATACGACCTGTAACTTTTTTAGTAGAAGGATCATAATCAATAGATTCAATTACGTGAGATGCATTTTTAAGAGAAATATCAAAAGATTTTGGATGATCTAATTCACCTAAAAGTTTGTTATTTTCACATTGTTTTTTAAGCTCATTAACGTGAGGGAGAATCTCCTTTTCGTCATATATTCTATTATTGTTGTTCTTAACGCCAATTTCAGTAAATGTTCCCTCTAAGACGTATTTGTCTTCTCCTTCGGAGATAAGGTTCAATTTATTTTCCGATCGTTCAACAATCAGAAGAGTCTTATTGCTCATAGTTTAAGCTTTATTTTTAGGTATATATCTTTAGACTTATTTAGCTTTTTCTCAATGCTAATTAAGCTATAGCTTCTGCTGATTTCTTAGATGCAGCTAATTTATCTTCATCTTCAATTGTTTTCATTTTCTTATTTGTTCGTAGATCTTCTGCGGATAATCCTAAGAATCTTTGAATTAAGAATTCGGATGCAAAGTATTTAATTTCATTCATATTAGCATCCATTTCAACAAGACCATCTTTCATTGCTGTAACAAAATCAAGACGTTTTTGAAGGATTTCTATTTCTTTCATCTCTTCAAAAATGTTATATTTATGGAATTTTATACCGATTTGTGCTTTAAATGCATCATCATCTTTTAATTCTGGAAAGTCAAGACACATCTGAATCCAAAGAGGTTTAACAAGAATTTCTTGAAATACGGATCTAATACGAGTAACAAAACGACCAAATTTAATTTCGTCTCTTGTCATACCTTCAGCATTCATCTCCCAAGAAGGCGGTGATTCCATATCAAAACGAGAAAGAGGAATTTTAGATACTTTAATTAGTTTTTCACGAAAGTATTTAAGAGCTTCTGTATCAGAAAGATCAGGTCCGTCATTACCAATAGTTTCAATTGTTGGTTCTCCAGCTTCACCAGATGGTAACCAATACTCTTTATTAAATGGCATCATTGCTTTACCATTAACTTTTAGCTCTCCTGATTCTGTATCAAAATCGATATTTTCTCGGTAGTTTTGCATCAAAACACCTAGAGATTGACGAGCTCTTGTTTTAGATTTACCACCAACAGGAATAACGAATTTTGTTTTGAATGAAGCATTTACAGTAGCCCAAATTACTCGGGAATGTTCCATAATTCTTAGTAAGTTAAATGATCTTACTAAACGTTCTACATAAGAAACACGATTTGCTGTGTTAACATTTGCATATGATATGTATATGACTTGTGAATCATATAGCTTTCTTTCTTTTTGTACTTGACCTTTGAATTGAGTCCAAATTTTCTTTCCTTCTTTATCAAGTCCTGGAGTTAAATTGATTGGATCTATTTCTTTGAAACCAATAATTCTAGTTTGTTCCTTATTGTAAATAATTTCAAAAGAGACAAATCCATCAACTAACCATTTTCTAAAATATGACCAAGCAGCGATATCATTATTGAATCCAAAGTATTGATAAATTCTTTTGAAGTTAGTTTCTAATGCGATTCTAACAGCTTCAATAGTTCCAGGTTCTAATGTTTCGTCATCAAAAGCTACAGGAATACAAAAGTAATTTTTATCATCATATACAATAGCTTCATCACAAATAGTATCTAGAATTTCTTCGATTTCATCTTGTACAGCGAATTTACGAAGATCTTCTCTCTTTTTTGGATATGATTTATCGAATATAGAAATTGATTTTCTTAAATTAATATCTGTCATTGAAAGATTAGCAAATAAAGCATAATCATCATATTCTCCACCGGTAGCATTCCGTGGATCCATTTTCCAACCATACAAATCTTCATTAACACCAATAGATTTAGAGTTACGAAGAACCATATCGTCATACATCATCCCGAAAGATGATAGAGATTTTAAAGCTTTAGAAACGATATTTCTTGCTGAGGCACTTTGTCTCTGTGCATAAACATCATCTCTATTTACAAAACCTGACATATTTTTCTTTTTAATTATTGTATATATTCAATCTTAAACTATCACATATTTTATGTTAATTACTCATTCGAGTTTCTTATTTAAGGAACTTAAAACGATTCTTCTTTTGGGATTCTTCAGTCTTCTTTAACATAGCTCCTTTATTTGTTCTACATCTTAAAACATAATCTTCATAATTTTTATAGATGTCAAATAACTTACCGTCTCCTTTTATTTCAGGGAAGATTTGTGGAATGTCTAGCTTACTCATTTTATCCCAATGTTCGTAAGCTATAACATATGCTGGTGATTGAATTTGCTTAGGAAGGTAATTTCTTATTGCCCAAGAAAGACCGAATTGATCAAGACTAAGTTTTAATCGATAAACATCGAGTGGTATATTGACTTGTTCAACAGCGTCTCCTGCTTTTTTCTTAATTGATTCTTTCATTGGTTTATCATACATCTTTTTAATTTCATCCATGATATATTTTCTTGCCTTCGGTGGATACCAACTAAGATTCAATCCAACATTCATTTCTCCTTGAGCAGCTGGCATTTTTCCTAGTGATAAAACTATGGGGTGTTCATCCCAAAATGAATATTTGTCTTTGTGAAATGGTTTATATTTGAAAATGTAAATTTTTCCTGGAATAAAGAAAGGATCTTTGCTTTTAGCAACATCTTTTGCTTTACTATCTTTCATTTTCTTAAGTAACCAAGCATAAACATCTTTAGGCTTAGCATCCGGTCCTAAATCTTCTTCTTTACTCTCTTCTTCTTTTCCACCTGCTTCTATATTAAGAATCTGTAGTAGATAAGAAAAGAATTCAATTATACTTTTCATATACTTTTGAAAAAATCTTCTGTTACCAACATAAATTTCCAACCTCGAGAAGAAGCATACTGTTCAGCTGCAGATTTCTTACACATATTCTTCACATATTCAGTGAATAACCATTTGTAAGATTCAACTGATTTTACAGTTTTTCTCTTAGGAGGTGCTGGTTTTTGTAGTTGCATTTTTGGTTTTACTTCTACAATAAAAGTCTGTCCGTCTTCTAAATGAACTATAAAATCAGGATAGTATTTGTGGTATTTGTTATCTAAGGGACTAAAATAAGGAATACAGAAAGATTCCGAAGACCATTTTTTGATCTCCGGATTTCTTTCACAATATAAACAAAATTTTCTCTCCCATGAAGATCGATAAATTATGGGTCCTATTCCTTGATATTTTTTACATTCATTCAAAGGAAAATAGCCTTGAACAAACCCTGACTTCTTCGAAGGTTTATTACTTTTTATCGACATAAATAGTTATTATGCTGCTACTTGAGAAATTCCACCAGCTGCAATAATTTTAGTGATTGCATCATCGGAAAAAGACATAGGCTCAGCATTATGATCAGCTTCATTAAAGATATGGTAACCATCAGTATATCCTGAATATATCATATCTGTGTTAGTTTTACCATCTAAAGTAATAGTAAATTCTTTACCTGGAAGTAAATCATCAATAGATTTAACAGCTGGTAAAGTTGGGTCAGTATCCTTTTGTTTTGCTGGATCATAACCATTTGCATCGTTAGCAGCTTCGTTTACGAATTGCTCGAATGTAGGAATGTAATTCTTCATTTTATTTGTTTTTGTTTTTATTATTTATCTTTGTTTATTGAAAGAATGTAGATCCACCAGATGAAGCATCTGTAGTATCTCTACCTCCACCAACCATATAATTGGAATCTGAAGAAGTTGCAGTATAAGTTCCTGTTCCAACAGTTCTATTCGGATCCGAAACTACATCCTCTTCAACTTTATTTCCTTGATCGTCAGTAAGTGGTTTATCTCTTAATATCTTATTTATTTCTACAAAGAAAGGAATTTCTTCTGGAGTTAATTTCGATTTAACATATTTCGAAATTTCTCTCATCAACCTATTTCTTTCTTTATTAGTTGCATCAGCTTTAGCTTTCTCTCTTTTACCCTTAACATAAAGAGTATCTTGGTAAGGATATTTTTCCAGTTCTTGCATCATACTAGTAAGATCACTATCACCATTAAATTTATTAGCGATTCCATGAGCTTGATCTTTTAGCTCAGCGAATTTTTTATCTTGTTTAATCTTTTCTATTTTATTAGCTATTGAATTTCTCCAATTAGAAAAAAGAACACCGGCAAGTAAAACTCCACCTCCTGCAAAAGCTAATCCTACTTTAATTAAATCAGCAGCAATAATACCTTTTGTTACCTCCCACCAAGTCATATCTGCTTCATTTAAGATTTCATCCGAAGTAAGTTCATATGATTCTACAATTCTTACAACACCTTTATGATCTCTATATTGAACCTTTCCATTAACTGATTCTTTAGAAACGATGATACCAGAGTAACCATCGAAAGATTTAACTGAGTTTCCTACTTTAAGTTCTTGTCCATCAAATGAATATGACGGCCAATTCTCAAATAGATATTGTTCGTAAGTTTGTAAGTTTTTCATTTTATTCTTCTTTAGCTTCCGCTTCTTTTTTTTCAGGTTTTTCTTCTCCACCTTTTGCTGGTAGAGCTTCTTTCTTAGCATCCGGATCAACACCAGCAAGATCATCTTTAATCTTCTCGGCCTTATCCTTAACTTCTTCCATGTCTTTTGAACTCATTTCATCATCTAAAGAGAAATCATCAGGTGTTGAATTAGTGAATATGATATTTCTAGCATAATCAAAAACCATAAGAACCTTATCGTCTTTATCTTTTACTTCATAAGTTTTAGCAAAAGCATCTTTTTCAATTTTAAGACCTTCTTTTTTCTCATTCTGATCTCTCCAAGCTGACCACCAAGTCGGTGTCATTGAATATCTTCTATGTAGAGCTGATGTGTCGTGAGCTTCATCCACTAATTCTGTAATAACAGATTCATTTCTAACTATCGATTCACTTTTAAGGAAATCAAAAACGTGAGATAAATTTTCTTTAGCAACTGTTACATGATCATTTGCCCAATCATGTCCATTGTTTAACATACTATCTATTTTTTCTTGATTCATTTCGAGAATCATTTTAGATAGATCTTGAATCCTTTTTAAGTTAGAGAAGAACATATAATTAGAAGGTTTTTCTTCGTCATCATCTTCTTTAACTGCTGTAGGATTATAAGTGAATCCACCAGGGTTATCGACTGAAGTAATTCCCATTTGAGCATTACCATTTTCAAATAACCAATCTTTGTAATTTTTTAATTTCATAACTTAAATTGAGTAAATTCCTTCAGATTCCGATGAGGATTTTTTATCTAAAGAAACTGTACCTTTATATTTTCCTGGATGTAATTTATGCCATCCTTTTGCATATCCATTTTTTGCAATTTGTGTATAAAAAGCAAAAGCATTGGTTGTCTTTTCTGGTTTGAATCGATCCCAATACTTAAATAGATCTAGCATTGCAAATCCTATACAATCTTCTCGATCCATTGGATCTGTGTATCGTAATTTTTGATTAGCTCTTTCTGCTATAAGTATTAACATTGCTTGTGCCTTTGGTGTTAGTTTTTTTTGTTCTAACGAAACACATATTTCTTCATATAACTCTTTCGGTTTAATATATCCGCTCATTTATTCATTTTTCTCTTTTTATGCCATTTATTCCAAAATGGATTAAAGTTTAACGGTAATGTATTTTTTAAGAATCTCTGCTTTATTACCATCAGGTAGAATACAAGTTATCTTTTCGTCGTCACCTCTTCGAGTATAATCTAATGCATCTAATTTAATTACATCTCCAATTTTTAATGTATCGAAAGGTGTATTAAGAGTTCCTGTTACAAATTTCCCAGCATCTCCATCTTCATTCATACTTTCATTCCAAGATTTTACGTATTCAAGATCTTTAAGAGGCAGTTCAGTAGTTGAACCGTCCCAATTATGAATCTCGACATTAGATCCTTTGATTGATAGTATCTTACCACCTGTAAAATCCTTATCTTTTTTGTACCTAACAAAAGTACCAACTTCTATTTTTTCAGCTTCGTTAACTTCGACTGATTCATTAGTTGCTAGAACTTTAGCAAATGATTTTGCATCAGTTACTTCTTCACCAAAAAGTTCGATTGTTTCGTCATCTAAATTGATGTAAATTTCCGATCCGTGATGTTTCATATCAAGGATAATTGTGCTATAATTTTTACCAACAGCAGTTCCATTAGAAATATATTTTCCAGCCTTTTCTGCCCATCCAGCAGCTTTCTTAACAAGAGCTGTAGCATAAGGTCCTTTACGTTTAGCAAATTCCATAACATTAGAAGGAACTCTAGCAGCTTCATTAACAGATTCTTGAATTTGTTTAACCGAAGTTACCTTTTTACCTTGTTGTTCAGGATCCGTGTCGGATGAATAATAAAGTAGATTATTATCTATAAGACGTTGGTAAATTTCATCTTTAACATCGTCCCAATTGATTCCTTCGAAATCATCGGCTTGATTAAAAGTATCATAAACATAAGAAGGATCGATCCAACCATATCCAGTTTTAACATTTCTAATTAAAGACGAAACTCCCATTTCGAATTGTTTTACTGCTCCTTCATTAATAGATTCATTAACAAATTCACTAAAATTAAGTAGTTTTTTCATATTTTATAAAAAGAGAGAGCCGAAACTCTCTCAATTAAATTATTTTACATGCACTCAGCAATTTCCTTGGTTTTGTGAGCAGCTTCGAAACCTTTAATATCGTATGTAATAGGCTCTTTTCCACCCTTGTCGTTATTGAAGATATGTTTACCATCAGTTTCACCTTGGTAAACCCAACCACCTTCACCTTTGATCTTGTATTCCTTTCCGGGTGTACAATTTTCGTTGATAACAATATCTTTACTTGTGATTTTAGCAAGTTCGTTATTTTGTAGTTGAATTTGAGATTCAAGAAGTTCTTTTGCTTTAACGATTTGTGTTGAATTTTCAACACCATTAATTTTAGCAACCCTTTCAAGATCACCTAAAGATTCCATAAGGAATTTAATACGACTTTGAACTTTATCTAGCTCTTTTTCTCTCATGATTCTTTCTGAATTTTCAGTTTCAAGAAGATGCGTAAGTGAATTAGAAATGTCGTAGTTCATAAAGTCTTTAACTATAGAAACTGCATCTTCAGCAGATTCAGCAAGAACGAATGAATTTTCTTTCATTCCTTTATTTATTTTTTGAATATAGATATTTTCGTTAAGATTGAAAACATTTACAGAAACACCTTCGAATAAAGAAGAATTAACTCTATAACCGAAATCAAGTTCTTTAATGTTATTACCTTCAGAAATAGTATGCATAATTTGAGCAGCTTTATCCTTTTCAGTATATTTTAAGAATCCAGAAGCTAACATAAATGATTCAACGTTAGTAGATTCAACAACTTTATTATTAATTATAACTTTCGGAGATTCACCATTGAAATCAACATCAACAATTGAACTTGGATTTGGATATAAACGAATAACACCATTTCCAAATTTAGCAGATTCTGTAATAGAAACTAAAGATTTGAAGTTTTCAGAAACCTGACCATCAAATTCAGATATTGTAGATCCATCAGTTTCAAGAACTTTACCATTTGTATAGAAAGTATAAGTTCCCTTTTCCTCAAGAAATTCAATAGGTGAATAAATTTTAGAAACTTTGAAATTAGGATTTTGACCATTAACAGATCCTTTTAATTTTGAACAGTATTCATAAAGTTTCTTAACAAGTGGAATCCATTTTTGATCTTCCATTGTTTCTGTAATAGCATAAATAGGATTTTCTGATTTAGAAGCTTCAGATAATCCGATGATAGCTTTCTTATAATAACCTACATTTTTATCTACTTCTAGATCAAAAATAACTCTTTCAATTAAGATATTAAGTTCATTTCTTTTTAAGAAATCTTGAGTTTCTGTAATGAAAGTTCCTACAGGTTTCATCCAAGAATAAGCTCCTAGTTCTTTACAAGATTTTTCAAGAATAGCTACTCTTTGTAGTAAAAATTGATCAGCTACTGTTGTTCTTTTTTCATTCATCATTGAAGCTGTAATAAGGTGTCTAACTTTATTTTGTTCAACTCCAATTCCTTTTAGTTCGTCTTGAACATCGATTGCTGTTGAAGTTCCTTCAGCAATTTCTAAAGAACATAGTTCTCCATATTGTCTTTCTATAATCATCTTAGAAGTATTAGTTCTATCTAGACTTTTTAGAAGTGTATTGAATTTCTCTTTGAGAATTCCAGATTCTAAACTTTTTTTGAATTGTGACATTTTTATATTTCTATTTTTGTTTTTTACTTAGCAGCACCAAATCCGGTTAGACTTGGATATCTTTTAAGAACTGCTTTAATGATCAGTTCTTTTTTGTTAGCATATTGAGGCCATGTAGCCCAAACTAATGCTGTTTTTGCATGTGATTCATCGTGAATCGGCCATGCTCTATCTTCAGGGAAAACGAAATCTTTCGGTTTTAATTTATCTCTTTGTGCTTGAGATAATTTCTCGTTAACA